CGCACCCCGAAAGCAATAGGATTAGAACGGATAAAACTACATTTCTCATTGAAATACAAACTGTCCTAGTGGTACAGTTACTGTAGTTTGATTTCCAACTGTATCAGTTACAGTGAGATATACATTCGAACTATCCTTAGTCCAAAAGATTGTGTTACCTTCAAAGTTTAATGATCCGCTGTTCGAACCTCCGTCGGCAAACATTGCGGTTGCCAAGTTTTGGGAGATCTGTGCGTAGATACGAGATTCTAAGTTGTTCATAAACTTAGCAATATTCGTATTTGCAGTATCAGATTTTGCTTTATCTAATGCTGCTTGAATGTCTTTTGCTATTTGTTGTCTGCGAGTGAACTCTTGGTTCTCTATTGTGAGAACATGCGATGAGTATCCATTGCCATTAAAGGATGGAGATTTGAATGCAAAGTCTGGTAATGGTGTTGCATAACTATTCGTTATTACTAGACTCGCTATTACTACTAGGTTTTTTAAGTGATGCTTTAACATCTGTTTTTCCGCCATCTTCTGTGGTTTTACCTTGTTCTCGCAAAGACAAAATAACATTCACTTTCTGATTCAAACGGATAAGATCGTTATCCAACATCCTAATGCGATCGATTAGATCAATCAGAACTTTACTAGCCTCACCTGTAACTGGTTTAATTTCTTCTGTTACCCACTTCCAAACATAATATACAAAATACCCCAACCCACCTGCTGCTACTATTGGGAATCCATACTTATTGACTAACTCAACAACATCCATGATTACTCTGGCTTTCTATGTAGAATGACTCTGCCATCAGCAGCAACTTTCACCATCCATAAATCCCCATCTTTCCATTTTTCTGGTAGTCTTCCACCAACAGCTGGAAGTTCATACCCCTCTAATCTCATATCAGCATCAAGTATAATAGTATTGTTTTCTAAGTCAAAATTATAACCACAATATAACATGTTAATCTCTCCGTGCGTCACTTTGCTCTGCTCGAGCAATCCTGTCTAAATCTGGTGGAATACCCAGTGCATGAGATACTTTCGTATCGATTCGAATAACATCATGATTCATTGCTGCAACTCTTTTATCAAGAGCCATGATGATACCTTTAATAGAGTTCACAGAACCTGTAACTCCAGCTAAAATGAATTTAAGTGTTAGGAATACGAAGTAACCTGCAGCTAGTGCAGCTGCAATTGGGAAACCAAGTTCCGCAACGATTTTGAAGAATTCCATGTTAAATCCATATTGTTATAGTTTTTGAGGACTTTATAACTCTATTTAGGATTTATGTCATTCTTTACTTGTAATTCGTCAACTTCTTTTTCGATAGTTTTTACACTAGGGGATGAAAACACACTCTGGACTTTATTTAAGAACGATTGTGCTTTCGGTGGTTTTTGTCCTGTTTCTTCCATATGACGACCAAGCTGTTTACGATTGTATAACTCTGGTTCCCAATCTTTAGTTGGTTCATCTACTTGTATTTCTGGAAGTTCAGACTCTAATAACTCATTTACTTCTTTTTTGATTTCTTCTGGAACAACAGTTGTTTCGAGTTCTTCAGCTACTGGTTTAACTTCTTCTTTTTTGAGATGATGTGCCATGTAATCAAACACATAATTATTTGTAAGTATTTCATTCTCGACTTCTTTAGTTTTTTCTGGAAAGTCTTCAACAGGTGGTTTCTCAAAGAAATCATTCCATTTTCTAGTACCAGTATGTTTAAGATTCCAGTTTGCTGCAATTAACAAAAGAACTGCCAATGGATCAAATACAATAACGATGAGTATGGTGACGATGCGAACTGCTTTCTCAAGCATAGTAACATCATTCGCACTTTCGTCACCATATATCAATGCAGCAATATACTTAATTGGTCCTACTTCTGCTTCGACTTTACGGACTTCGCTGGCGATTGGGGCACGCTCTTCGTTGTACTTGGCGATCTTGGTTTGCGCACTACCGATTTCGTTGAGGATTCTGTTGCGATCTTTTTGCTGGGCTCTACGGACGGTAATGGCTCGCTCTGTTCCTTTTGCGTCATCGGTTCTTGCGATGGTTTGATCAACTTGAGCATCGAGTTGAGTAAGTTCTTTACGATTTGCATTGATATTTTCCTTTTCTGTTTTAATTTTCTCATCAATCAATGCTAATTTAGACTGAACATCTCCAGTAGGAATTGCTTGGTCTAAATGTGCCTTTGATAAGAATCCGAAAATGCCCATAGATGTTAATAACATTAACACTATTAAAGCACCCACAAAGTATGACTTCATCAATGCTGGAATTTCTTTCCAGTTTCGATAAAGCCATGATGCAACTACGAGTTTCGATGCTTCAAGCAACGAACCCATAAGAGCAATCGGTACTACAGCTGCAGCAAAGATTGCGATGAGACCCATCACTGCGTAATATGCAGCAAGAGCCGACAACGATAGTGCAACTGTAAAAAGTAAATATGTCATAGTTTGTTTTTAATATGAGAGCCATGGACTCGGACAGAAATCTGTCCATTGTAGTAGTCGTCTGACTCCAACACCTTTCGTGCAAACTGTTCTCGTGCTTCTATGTAAGAACATTCAGCTTTGGATTTACAAAAGAAAAGAATCTCACGAACAAAGTTATCTTTGCCGAGAGACTCTACATCTTTATTTAGTTCTATACTTGAACCATAGTACTCCATCCAATCAGAGTCTATTTTACTACGAATCTTTTTTCGTTTCTTTGTTCCGTTTTTCTGCTTCACCATTTTGTATGTAGTTTTGGAAAACTTGGATAGTTTCTTACCCACATACATACGACTACTGGACTTGTTCGTAATTAAATAAACAAATCCAACGCAGTCTTCAGGTAGTTCTTCAATAAGTTCGTTATTATAAAGCCACATTAGAATAATCAGTAGTGTAAACTACTATTTATTCTTCCTCTTCGTAATCGTCTTCTTCGTAAATATCAGCAGAGCACACAGGGCAGTAAACGATATCTTCTATTCGTTCTTCTGACTTGAGGATAATCTTACCTCTCGCCTGACATTCATTACATTCAAAAATCTTAGTTGTCATTTTTGACCCTTGCTAATTTTAAATTCTCTAATATCTTAAACCACATCCAACCAATGTCGAACTCAAACCATCGTCTGCTTAATTTAGGGTTTGCTGGTTCAGCGTGATGATTGTTATGCAGTTCTTCACCACCAATAATGATACCAAATATTGATATGTTCTTTGAACGATCTTTGGTATCAGTGTTACGATAACCAAACCAATGACCAACACCATTGACAATACCTGCTGCCCAGAAAGGAATCCAAATCATTTGAATACCCCATAGAAGCAGACCAATCCAACCAAACAAAATAATATTGATGGCTAACATAATCATGATACCTGCTCTGCTATGTTTAGAGTAGATGTTATTTTCCATCCAATCATCTGGAGTTCCAACTCCGTATTGATCAACCATTGCTTTATTTTTACTGGCTTCATGATAAAGTAAAGCACCACCGAACACCACTCTCCAAATACCATAGACATGAGGTGAGTGTGGGTCGCCTTCTTTATCAGAGTTCTGATGATGCTTACGATGTATGGCTACCCACTGTTTAGTTACCATACCAGTAGTTAGCCACAACCAGAAACGCATGAAGTGCGCAACAGCTGGATGAAAAGTTATTCCTCTGTGTGTCTGTCCTCTATGAAGATATAGAGTGACACACACAATGGTAATGTGTGTCATAAGCAACAGATAGATTAACTCTATCACGCTGCTTTACCCCATACATCACCCCATGTGCCAGACAATGCACCTTTAGCGTAATCAGTGACACGATTCTCAAAGAAGTTTCCGTGTACTGGTGCATTGATCATTTCCTCAACCCATGGCAGTGGATTCTTTTTAACTTTAAAGATACCCTTCATACCAAGAGAGATTAGACGACGATCTGCAATGTAACGAATATATTGTTTAACATCCGATGCAGATAGTTCACGCATATCACCAGCATGGTAGCAGAGATCAATAAACTTATCTTCTAACTCTACCATTCTCTCAGCGATTGTATATATCTTGCTCTTTAGTTCATCATTCCAGATCTCAGGATTCTCTTTGATATACTCACGGAACAACTTAATCATCGACTCAGCGTGGATTGTTTCATCGGCAATAGACCAAGTAACAATTTGACCCATACCTTTCATAAGACCATGACGAGGAAAATTAAGAAGCATAATAAAAGAACTGAATAACTGCATACCCTCAGTAAAAGCAGAGAATACAGCGATATGCTCAGCAGTGCTAGCAATTGTCCCATTTCTACTAGAAATGTCGAGAACATAATCATGTTTATCTTTCATCTCCTGATATTCTAGAAACTGATTGTATGTGGTCTCAGGCAACCCCAATGTTTCAATCAAGTGTGAATACGCAGCAATGTGTAATGCTTCTCTTGCTGCAAAACCCATCAACATCATTCTTATTTCAGGCTGAGGGAAATAAGGTAAATAATTATTAACATAGCCACCAGCAACATCAATGTCTCCTTGAGTGAAGAATCGGAAGATGTTTGTGAGGAATTGTTTTTCTTCATTTGTTAGTTTCTTTTTCCAATCTTTAACATCTTCTGCCATTGGAACTTCTGAATGTAACCAATGTGCTTGTTCATGTTTCAACCAAGCATCATATGCCCATGGATAGTTGAATGGCTTGAAGTATGTTCTTTGATCTGTTAGTCTTGATTTTGTTTTAGTTATCATTTTATCCTTCGCAAGCCATGCATGCGCCATCCTCGGTAGTTAATGCGGTTAAGTCGATTTCTTTAATAATGTCTCGTTCAATTCGCTTTGACACCTTGTCTGCTTTGGCGATCTTATCACTACGGCAGTAGTACATAGTCTTCAATCCAGACTTCCATGCTTGAAAGTGAACAGCATGAATGTATTTGATATGACTATCTGGTCTAAAGAATACATTTAACGATTGTGCTTGATCGATATGTTGTTGCCTG